TTGTGCCACCTGTGTTACCATTAGCACCGGAATTTCCTGGATTACCACTAGAACCACCACTTGCGTTTCCTGAATTGCCGTTAGAGCCTACATTCCCATTGTTCCCAGCATTGCCTGGGTTACCAACATTAGGAAGATTACCGAGAGCCGGGGGTGCAGCAGTAGCAGCGGCTCCATTTCCACCTGTTCCACCAGTGCCCCCGCCAGAAGCGGAGCCACCAGAACCACCAGCATTCCCATTCTGATTGATATTGATTATGGTTTTGCCAGCACCGATTGTACTAATTTGGCCAGAGCCGCCGCCAAAACCGCCTCCGCCTCCGCCTCCTTTTCCAGCATTCCCTGAAGTGCCGGAGTTACCTGGATTGCCACCACCAGCACCACCAGCATTCCCTCGTACACCGTTATTACCAGAATTACCTGGATTGCCGGCGTTACCGGCACCACCAGCATTCCCTGCGGCACCACCTGTTCCAGCCGTGCCAGGATTACCAGCCGTGCCATCAGAACCGTCATTACCAGCACCACCAGAAATACCAGTGGCTCCAGTTAATTGGACATTTACTACATGTATTCCGGGAGGGAGGTTAAATGTTCCGCTTGAGTTAAAGGTTTCAGATGCCCCTGGGTACAAGGGGTCGTACCTAGTGGCAGTTCCAACCGAGGGCATTTAACTGACCTTTTCAACAAACGTTAAAAAATCTTCGGGAAGATCATCCACATTGGTGACATACATTCTTTTTCGATATGCATCAGAACCATCTTCAGCTTCCCAAAGAACTTGATCAAAGATCAAAACTGGGGCGGCATGGAAGATAACTTTATTTCCGCTGTCATCCTCAAACCACGTTGAAAGCGGATACAAAGCATCTGCAATATCTTCTGAAGTATATGTCAATATAACGGTGCTTATGCTCCTAGAAGTTAACCAAGAAAGCATTTCTGTGGACGCTGCTTGGCCTCTCTCTATAGTAACATGTAAATTATCATATCTAATTGTCATCACTACGCCTCATAAAACGATAAACTAACGTAAATATCTGTATCGCCTTTAATCAACAACGCCGTGTAAATTGTGCGCTTATTAGCTGTAGCATTTACAGCGGGTAGTGTAGACGAATTATTAAACTTGAGAGCAAAACCTGACGGGGCAGTCATAGCAAATGTTCTAGATCCAGTTCCATCTTGTCGCACAATGATAGTCAGTGCTCGAATACTACCCGAAGACAAGTCGTTTGTGTTTGGAAGCGTAAGATCAACGTTACCCGTTAAGGTTAAATCAAGGTTGTTTATGGTGTTATCAACCGTAAGACTGCCCGTAGCAGAAGTGTTTGCCGTGATGCTTTCTTGAAACGAATCTAACTCAACGTTAGTTAGCTTGCCGTTTGCTAGGTTCAAAGCATCGTCTGTGTCTTTGATTGCCATGCGCTCGGCAGCGTTAGTGCAAAAAACGGCTTTTGATCCTGCACCCCAGTTAACAGCAGACCCTGAGTTCGAACTTTCGAGTATAGTTGCCCGAGTCAAAGTTGTGCCGGAAGCGGTGTACACACCAATCCCAACTTCAAAATCTGTGTCATCTGTTATGCAGTAGTAAGTGCTGTTTCCATCTCCGATAACGGAGAAAGCCTGAAAGCCTGTTTCGGCTCCGCCAAGCGTTAAAGTCCCCGTACCAGTGGTAGTTGTGGTTTCTTTGACACGGTCTTTTACGACGGCAATAGCCACAACAACCTCCTAGGCAATTCTAATGATTGCGTTGCTAGCGTCTGGAGAAGCACCGCCGGGGAATTGAACTACGAAATCACCGGCTGTTGAGGATTTATCGGCACCAAAATCAAGCACACACACAGCCGGATCACCAGTTGCACTGTCGTTAAATATCAACGCTCCCCTTGCCGTGATTGTAGAAGACGTAAACTGTGCGTCACCAAAGTCACAAATTGCAGTGGTACCAGACGCAACTGGTGTTACAGAAGTAAGAGCGGCACCTTTTGCAGTATACCCTGTACCAGAAGCTTCGTTTGATGTCGTATAGGCAGTGGTACCCGCATCCAGGCTTGCGGAACTTGTGTACAAAGCTAGATTGAACGTGTTGCCACTACTTGCAGTAAAATTATGTACAGCCTTCAGGAGTTCAACCTTGAATGATGTGCACAGGGCTTGGGTAATAGCCATTATAGTCTCCTTAAAAATTCAGCGACATCTGGATGTCCAGCGTCTCGGATAATATTATATACTGTTGTTCTATCACTTTTTACCGCTTGTCGCATGTAAAAAACCAAGATAGGTCTGATTTGATCTTTAAAAGCATGTGCTTGGTCTTTTATAGCTGGAGGCGCGGTATCAGCAACGCTGACTATCTTTTCAAGACAATGTTCCGCAACCTCTTCAACAGTGAGCCCACGGTTGTTGGTTGTTACTACATTTACAACAGGGTCTTTCGGAAGACCTAAACTTGTCTCAAACATCTATGACTTCGGCCTCCTTAACAACCCATTGTAATATGCATCACCTGTTTGTTTGGCTTCACCAAGATCTTTCAAACGAGCTATCGCTTGCATAAATTTTTGATCATAGTTTTGAATGATGTCTGCCTCACCCTTCATGAATGTATATGCTTCAATCAGTGATCCATACAACATAGCGAAAGGCGCATTCGTACTCAGCCAAGTAGTGCCTGAATCAGCACCGGCAGTCAGGCTTGTAGGGCGATAGAAGTAGTGAAGCTCCACCTGATAACCTGAATCTGGAGTAGGAGCTAAAATAAAGTCACTTGACGTAAAAGCAGCATAATATTCAGGCACCCCGGTGGTAGAACTATTTGGGTTATAGTCCTCAATAAAGTTTACGTCTTTCATAAGAAGAAAGTTTTTTGACCCTGAAGTTATAACAGATAACGAATACGAAGCTAAATAATCGTCTGGCATGGCGAGAAACCTATTGCTAGCCGTTAGATTGGTGGTCACATTTTTTCTAAAAAACTCTAACTGTACAGTTTCGAATATACGCTGTTCAGCATTTTTGATGAAAATCGAAAGATTGTTTACGAAAGTAGTTTCTGAATTTTCCGTGTAGTCCTGTACAGCCGTTTTCAATTCTGTAAATGTAAAGCTCATGACGTTGTCACCGTTACTTTGCCAACTGACGCGGTAGCTTCAAGATTAAGACCGCCTACTGGCTTAAACCCAAAATATGTATCCGCGTGTGTTTCTGGTCGTGGATTACGAATAGCCTCTGAGTCAGTTACATTTCGAGGCGGTGTTAGTTGAGGATGTTTTGATTCATACTCGTCACGCCCTACTAGCAAGCCGTTCCATTCTCTTCGCATCTCACGCAAACGATACCGGAATCCTGATCGATCCGATATGCCGTAAGCCTTTGATCCTGACGCAAAACGAGCCATTAGTTCACCCTTAGATAATCCAAGCTAGGTGTTAGACGAGTAGGCACTCGGTCCTGGTCTTCATCAGAAGCACGTTGGAACTCTTCTTCGTAAATGGATTTTAGAAGCTGAACACGTTCCGGTGCTTTCTTGACTGACAGGTAATACGCAAGACCCGCAGCCATACAGGGTAAAAATCTAAACGGTGCATCCAAATTATTGATCGCCGCATCAGCGTCCTGAATACGCTGAATGAAATAATACCTTAGTACATCTGTGCTGTTTTCTGGGGCGGGCCAAACATTAATCTTAGGCGTAACTTGTTTATCTACAAAGATAGACGACGGTCTGCCGGTTGTGGCTTTGTTTGGTAGGTTTTGATAATCAGATCTTGAGATACGCTGTACTTGAAAGTCTGTGTTGTTTCTACGAACAACCACCTCAAGCAGATCTACAACATCAGATGTCAGTGTGTACTCCGTGGTTCCTGCGGTAAGTGCTTGTGTTCCAAGCTGAACCGTCCAAAGATTTACCCCACGATTTGCCCAATCTGCAAACATTAGGTTCAAAGACCTACGCGCAGTTTTTGCGTCATAGCCTGTTTTTACCTGAAGACCACAGCGTTCATATGCTTCTTCCACAAGCTCTGCTACATCCAGATCAAAATCTCGTGAATTTGAAGTTGCCATCAGTCTTCCTCGTTATACAAATTATCAAAAAT